GCTCGACGCCGGAATCACATTGGATTCAGCAGGGCTCAACGCCGCGCCGCCCATTGGTACTTGGCTTGTTTCAAACGTCATGTATATATCCTGCGTGCATTTTCTAAACCGCATCCGCCTCAGCGAACAGCGCGTCCACTTCGGCATCCGTCCAGCCGAACGCTTGCTGCACCATTGCGACGAGCGGGTGATCGCGCCGGGTGTAGGGCATTTTGAGATACAGATCGAACTCGCGTTGCTGGTCTTCTGGCAGTGCGGCGCGAATGGCGTCAAGTTGCGCGGTGAGCCCGCGACGTTCGATGACAATCAGCAATGCAGCGGTGGGTACGCGAAGAATGGGCTTCGGCGCTTTCAACGCTTCGTTCTCGGCCCGCAGCGCGTTCGCTTCAGCATCGAGCGCGGCGACGCGAGACTGAAGGCCGTCACGCTCTCCGGTGAGGCGTTGCACGTCGGCCAGTGCGGTGCGCAGTTCGGCGTCTTTCGATTCGGCAAGGGCGATGGCGTCCTTTCCGATGCGGCCGATGATGTCCTCGACATCAACGCCTTTGTGATCGAGCACTGCGACCGGCTGGGCGTCACCCTGCTTGACGCTGATGATGGCGCCATCGTCGCGAATGACATCCTGTTCGTAGAACGCGGCGCCTTTGAGCTTGCCGGTCTCATCCCAGACGACGTTGAGGCAGTACGGGACGGTTTGTTTTTCAATGGCCATCAGTGATATTCCCAGTTCGTGCCGTCTGGCGTGTAAACACTGCACTTGGTTGATCCGCCACCGGTCACTGCGGCGCGATAAGCAGGTGATGCAGCACTGTCGGTAACGGCGGCCATAGAGTGCGCGGCCACCCCTGTCGGCAGCGTGGCGACGGTGTAGTTGCTGAGGGTTATCGTGCCGCCGCTGCTGATGAGGGAGCGGACGCGGACATCGCGCAGATTGCCTGACCCATTGGTCGCATCCATGCGGCCCGATACGCCGCGTTCCCATGCGGTGTCATACGTGGTCGTTGCGCCCGTTACAAATAGTTTGGCCGCAGTTGCGTTAACGTAGGCCGTCAACAAGCTGTTGAGTAAACCCCAGCCGCCATTCAAGTTTGATTGCAGCCCGCCCGTTGAGCCGTGAATAAATCCGCCGCTTGATGTAACCAATCCCGACGCAGTCAGCGAGCCGGTGTTGACTGGCACATATCCGGTGTTGTTGCCGTTCAGAAAATAGAACTTGGACAGATCAGACCAGATCGCTACGTCGCTACTCGTCGTTCCCGAACTACCGATAAAAGCAGACGGCGTGCCAGTGATCGGGCAACGAATTTTTGCCGTCATAGCGACGGTGCCATCGCTCTTGAAGTCGCCGGTGCCGCCGGTCACATTAAGCGTGGTGCCGGAAAAGCTCAGGTTGGTGCCTAGCGTGATCTCCTCAATCGCTCCGGTGCTGGCGGTGTTGCGACCGAGCAGGTGCGCGGTGGACATGGTGAGGCCGGAGGACGTGATTGCGCCCGTTGGCGTAGACCCTGTGGCGCCTGTCGCTCCCGTAGCTCCGGTCGGTCCTGTTGCACCGGTCGCGCCAGTAGGACCAGCGACTGTGGATGCAGCACCGGTAGCCCCCGTAGCACCGGTCGCGCCCGTAGCGCCAGTGGCACCGGTGGGGCCAGCGACTGTAGACGCTGCGCCGGTAGCCCCCGTGGAGCCAATGGCACCCGTTGCGCCTGTTGCTCCTGTCGCGCCGGTGGGGCCAGCAACTGTAGATGCAGCGCCAGTCGGCCCCGTGGCACCAGTTGGCCCTGTCGCGCCTGTCGCACCTGTAGGACCAGCGGCCGTAGATGCAGCACCGGTAGCCCCCGTAGCACCGGTCGCGCCCGTAGCGCCAGTGGCACCTGTCGCGCCTGTGGGGCCAGCGACCGTAGATGCAGCACCGGTAGCCCCCGTAGCGCCTGTCGCACCCGTAGCGCCAGTGGCACCTGTAGCCCCGATTGCCGCGTAGGCGCCCGGGATACCGCGTTCCCCACGAGAGCCTTGCGGGCCGCGCGGACCAGTGGGCCCAGTCGGACCTGGTGTGCAGCAGTTAGACACTGCGCTGTTGGTACTGCCGGTCTCAAGCCCCATTCTGTGCTCCTACAGACTGCGTGGCCACTGGGTTCTGTGGGCTCGGCTGCGGCGTCGGTGTGCCTGGTGCTGCTCCGACAGGGGGCGACATCCCCGCGCCGCTCTTGGCAAAAGCGTCGACGTTGTACCCACGTGACCGCGCAAAGTCTTTCGCGATTTCAACCGCCAGGTCTTTCGGCAGTATCCCCGCTTCCACCAGCGGCAAGATGTTCTGCATGTCCTGAACGAACATACCTTGCGAGAGTTCTTTCTCGACGATGCCTTCCGGCCCCTTGACCACGATCTGCGTGTCGCCCTTGATGGACTCGTCCGGACTGTACATCAGGTTCATGTTGTACAGCGACTCTACCGCGACTGCGAAGATATTACGCACGTACTGGCTGTAGCCGAGCTTTACCCCCTTCAGCGCGGCGCCATACACCAACGCCATGCCATTGAACGTGCGGCCAAGGGTGCCGACATCACCTTGGCCGTGTGCAAACGCAGGGATACCAAACACGGTATCTGCGATGTGCAGCTCGGCCGCAAGCTCGGCACGATACGTCGAGACGTTGTCGGGCACATCGATGAACCCCACCGGCCGCTGCTCGCTGCTGTTGCGGAACATCGGGTCCCGCCTGATCCCGTATGCCTTGCCTGGGGTGATCACCGCGGGGTTCGGAGTGGTGGGCGCGATCGCATTGATGTCGTACCAACTGATGGGTGCACGAGCAAAGGCGCCGTTGATGATGCCATCACGGTACACCGCGTTTGCTTTGCGCTGAGACGAGCGCAGGATCTGTTCGCCCCCTTCCCCCCAGAACGCGCCAGTCGGGCGGTAAGACGCACCCATCAAGCGGCGGTGCCGCACCGGGTCGCCCTGCTTGCTGACGGGGAACACAACAAAGCGAACACGAGTCCGATTAACGAACATCGCCTCGACCTCGTAATACTTGTCCCGGTCCGGGGTGAAGTCAAGGGTACAGCCGGCCAAGTCCGCGCCAGCAACTTTGCCAAACATGACCCACGCTGTGACTGTGTAGTCGTCGTGCCAAGCTGCAAGCTGGTTCGGGGTTTTTGCCGGGTCTGGCGGGGACATTACCTCAGTGACAGTTTCGTGCGTGTTGACCTTGGCCAGACTATCGCCGGCACCCGGTTCCTCTGTTGCATTGGCTTCAGGCAATGCCCGCATGTCGCGCAACACAGCGCGAACCGCCTCAGCATCGTAGCTCTGGATGTCAGCCAGCGCAGCAAAGTCCGGCTTGGTCATGATCTCACGATAGAAGACGTAGGTGCCTTGCTGCGTGGAGATACTGTCCGGGGACGGGAACACGTCGTTGGGTGGAATGCGCTTGAATGATGGCATCAACACAGACCGCACGGTGGCCTTGTTGTTCACCCACACCAGGCGGTTTTTCTTGGTGAACTGCAACAGCATGAACGCTGTTGGGTAATAGGTCATGTCTTCAATGACCTCGAGCGCTGCGTTCGCCCAGCCGCCTTCGGCGAACTGATCACGCAACAGCTTCTCGTGCGCCCGACTGCACCGTAGCGCTTCGACCGACAACTCCTTGAGCCCGATCGCTTTCATCCTGGCCGCAATGTCTTCCACTGTCGCATCAGCACCCACGACCATTTCATCACCGTGCACGACCTGGTCGTACATCCGTCGCGCCAACTCCTGCACCTTTTCCTCGCGCAGCTCGGGTACTGGTGTCGGCTCGATGCTGCCAGGGAACTGCTGGATGTTAGTGACGATGTCGTACAGGTGCGCCGCCAGTGCGGTCGCTTTCGTCCAGATCAGGGGGAAGTAGACGAGCGGGTCATTGTCGTCTTTCTTGGCGAGATAACCTTGCTCGAACTGCTTTGTCTTTGCGCAGTGTGCACGATATAGCAGCTCATCCGCAGTGGCGCCATTTGTCTGGGTAACCGTGTTCCGATAGGTCACCGCGGCGTCTCGCCGTTGGATCAGTATATCGGTGAGGTTATCGAATGCGGGTGGGGTCTGCATAGAAAAATCCCGGCGTTGCCGCCGGGGTAAAGAGATCGTCACTCAACGCAAAGGCTGCCCTCCTCCCGTTGGTACACACGAAACAACAGGATTCGGGCAAGTGAATACTAACACACATCACGATGACGTCAAGGCTTGCTGCGCCCAGTTGATGTTATCCAGCACCCGTTGTACCTCGCTGTCTGGGACTTTGACGAGGGTATCCTGCCACAGAGCCAAAGCGACCTCATAGCGACCCGTCCAATAAGCCGCCAAAGCGCGCTCATCGGCCATACGCCACTGGTATACCTCATGCTCGACAAACAGCTTGTCTTCTGGCGCTGCCGGGATACTGTGATCCGTCACGAGCCAGGCCAAATGGTATGCACCCTCAAGTCGGTAGCCACGGGCCAGGTGGTACAGGGGCTCGATGCGGGTCGGTCGTCGTAACCAGGCGCCCAGCAGTACCTCGACGTGGCCCTTCAACTCAAAGGCCAACAGCCCCTGCTGGTACTGCGCGTACCATGCTTCCTCCTCCCAGCCGCCGGCGCAGGCGCGTTTGCGATACAGCTCCATCGCCGTGTCTCGGTGGCCCGCATCCCGCCATGACTGTGCCGCGTAGAACAACGATCGCAAGCTGCCTGTCTTGTCGTAGTCTGCTTCCAGTATCGCTGCGTCTTTCAGATACTTGTCGGGGTCACGCGACCGAGCTCCCTCAACCCCAGCCACGATCGTAACGCCTGACAACACCGGTGCGCTAGACCATGTGCCTTCCAGGTACTCATGCACCGGACCAACCCAGCGCGTGCAGCAGGATAGTTTCACCAACGCCACGCGGTCATACTCAATACCCCCGAGTCGGGTCTTGATCGTGTACGCATCTGCCGTAAGTCCTGATAGGGCGCCCTGCCCTGCAACCAGTTGATCGTCAGCGTCGAGAAACAGCACATAGACGTCATCTGACCCCGCATACTTACACTGCAAAATATCGAGCGCGATATTCCGATTGTGCGCGAAGTCAATCCAACTGGATGCGTATACGTAGTGCCCTGTACGCTCTTTCACGAGAGCCGGCGTGCGATCTGTAGACCCTGTGTCACATATCACAAAATCATCAACGTGACCCGATACGGAGTCAAGGCACCGCTCAATGACATGCTCTTCGTTCTTCACGATCATGTTCAAAACGATCACGGGGGTTTCTCTATGCAAAGTTGAACGGCACCACAGGGGGCGGCTCAGGTAGCGCTGCCTGCGTGCTGGCTGCCACATCCCCGTAGAAGAAGTGCATCAGCACGTACCCGAGGCCGTCTACCAGGTCTGCCCACGGGCGAACCTTTTTCGGGCTCCGCCGGCCGGCAACGGAATTACCCCAGATGTACTTGCCGGAAAGCGCCCGATGGAGCTTCGGTGCTTGCGCCGTCACGAGCAGTTTGTTCGTCGTGATGTAGTGCCTGATGGTACTCGTCCGGATGTGCGCGACGTTCGTGTACGCCGTCGTTGCTGCCAGCCCGGCACGGTTGAATATGTCTGTGGGGGTCATCATCCGTCCGGTGTCGCGCGGATTTGCCGGATCGCAGATCACCTGCACAGGGCATCCCACATACTGCTCATGCAGTAGCGGCTTCAGGTAATCCTCGATCAGCATCTCGAGCCCGGTGTCCGCAACCTCAAGCTCATGCAGCACTACGAGTTTACCGGTGCGCAGTGACCGTTGCATCAGGATCAGGGCTGGGAATGTACCCGAGGTATCCGCGCCGATGTACAACGGACGTCCGCGCTGCGGTTCATAGATCGTGTCGACGTAGTGCAGACTGCGACTGTACTCCGGGAACACCGGCTCGCCCTGCAGGTTCATGCCGTACTCGCCGAGTATCAGCACCCGCACGCGATCCTCATCCAATCCGCGCTCGATCATGCGCAACCAGTAGTCGTACCCCTGATTCTGTTTCGTCGCGTACGTCGCTGCCGGGTTTGGCCGGTAGTCGTAGCGGTTGGTCGACTCGTTCCATGAGCGCAGCAGCGCGGCCGGCTGCTTGATGATCTCGTAGGCTTGCGGGTTCTGCTTGGCTGAGTGCTCGATCATGCGATACACCCAGTTCGCGTCTTTGTCATCCGGTGCAGCGCCCTCTTCCGGGGGGTTGGTATCGATCACCACGCCGACCCACCAATCAGGGCCGTTCTTGAGCGACTGCTCTTCCGGGATACCCAACTGCCACTTGGCTGGGTAGCGACCCAAACGTGAGTTCACGTCATCGATGACCCACGGCTCGACCTCAGAGCCCTCGTTGATCCAGGCCCAGGTGAACTCCACACCACGCAGCTTCGATTTATCGTCCGGATGGCGCAGCGCAAGTAGCACCAGTTGCGCCTCAACTCGCGTGCCGTCCGGCAGCGGCGCACTGATGTCCACAGTCAAGAGGTCACCGCGCTTGACCACAGAGTATTGCCCAAACCACATATCCCACGTTTTCAGGATCGAAGACTCAAGCTCAGGGTACGTCGAGCGCGTCGCCAGACCACGGCTGCGGCGCACGCCATCCGTGCAAGGCCGGATGCTGAGCACCTTTTGCATGATGAACGCGCAGATGTGGGACGTCTTACCCGAGCCCACAGGGCCAGTGATTACCGGGTACGGCTTAGCCGTGGTGTAGAGCGCGTAGAGCGTCGGGTCAGCAACGAACTGGCGCTCGGCAGGTGCAGTAGGCTGCATGCGTTATATACCTTTTCGCTACGACGTGCTGTTTTGTTGGGGGGCAGCCGTATTTCCCGACAAGTCGAGTATGGGCAAAAACACGGGCACCGCGCTTGCTGGCTGTTGCGTTTCAGTAAAAGTTGTATCGGGCTCGTGCTCGATGACTTCTGCGGCCGCGGCCGGCGCGACAGGGCCGGTTGGGCCGAGGACCATGACCATGTGCAGCGGCGCTGTGGGCGGCACCACGGGTCCTGTCGGACGGAACTTCTCTTTAGCCAAGCGCTCGGCCTTCCACCGTGCGTGGTTCAGCAACTCGCTGTTCACCCCAAGCTCGACCTTTTCTGTGGTCAGCGCCAGCGCCTCTTCGGCCAGTTCCATCTGGGCTTCGGCCGCGTCCGACTCTGCCTGCTTCAGCTCGTCACGGTGTGTGCGCAGCCACTGGCGCAAAGCAAGAACATCCACCAGGTACTCGTCAGCAATCGACTGCAGCCGTCGACCGGTGGCTACCTCCGCAATGATGTCGCTCGGGTCCAGCGCATCCAGCCGTGGGCGCGACCACACCTCACGAACCAGCCTCCGTGCCCGTGGTTGGGGCACACCAAGCTGTCGTGCCAGCTGCTCGTAGTGAGTGTCGTAGCGCTGTTTCTTCTCGCTGAAGTAGCGGTAGATCACCGCCATGCTGAGATGGTGTTCGATCGGGTAGGTCTGAATGCCCGGGAACTTGGGCAGTTTGTCTTCCAGCCGGCTGGGCGGGGGGCCTGACACAGCGCTGGTCATAGCCACCATGAATGGATCCATCGCCGTCAATCGTTGAGGTGGAGGGTCGCAACCATAGCATGAACCTGCTCGCGCAGCATCTTCAACGACCCGCCATCGTTGCTCAGCAAATAGTCTGTCGGCGGGCGGTACTGGTCGCTGATGTGGTTGGGCGCCACCGCATGCGTGCGCAACTGCATTGGGCGCAGCACGGTGACAAACACAGAGCCGATGCTGCGCAACCAATCCGTCTCGTCGGCAAACCGGTTGTCGGTGAACACAAAACGATCGTTGGGGTAGTCGCGCGCCAACTCTTGCGCTTTGGCCACCCAATAACTCGGGGACTGTACCCTGCGGTACTCACTCCCCCACGTACGCATCACCCAACGAGGTGACAGCGGTCGAGTACCAGACTCAGGGCCGAGCAGTTGCTGGGCCACACGAACAAACTCAGGATTGCGACATTGCGAAAGGGACAGCGCCGGCTGAGGGGACTCTTTCGATGCTGGGTGCGTGAGGAACGTCGGGGTCACCCCAGGGTACGCAGCACATATTTCCTCACGCAGCGCGTCGGCAAAAGCTGCGGGGCGAAAACCAAAGTCATCGCGCAAGATCCCAGCTATCGTGTCTTTGCCGACGCGCGGCTCGCCGTGTAGGGCGATGTGAGATTTTTTTTGTGGCATGCCTGCAATTGCGTTGTGTGGTGTTCAAGTTCCCCGAGGGGGCCCCCGTCGCGTTGATTGGGGGCCTCAACAACGACGGGGACGATGCCAGTGTGCCCGGGTTTGCCGGGGCTGTCAAGCTGTGTGTTCCGTGTAATACATGAATGTTGCGGCGCAACAATAACGAGTGGCGTGTGTGCTGCAGCGCAGCATCAGTTACGGCAGGTCGCGTAAATGTTGCATTGCAGCAATAATTATGGTGTGTGAATGTTGCAGTGCAACATCAGTTACGGTAGGTCGCGTAAATGCTGCAGCGCAGCATCAGTTACGGTAGGTCACGTAAATGCTGCAGCGCAGCATCAGTTACGGTAGGTCGCGTAAATGCTGCAGCGCAGCATCAGTTACGGTGTGTGTCTATTGCGTACGTGTGGGTACTGCTGTGTATTGGGGGGTGGGCGGTACCAACGAAGCGATGTTCCCGGCCCCAGGTGCAGAGCCCAGGCGCGCGGCGCAGCATGGCGCAACAAGGCGCGCGGCGCAGCATGGCGCAACAAGGCGAGCGCGCAGCACGGCGCAACAAGGCGGGCGCGCAACACAGCGACGCATGGGGTTAGTGTTGTATCGGCGCGACATTCCAGTGAGTTACCAGTCCGACTGGTAACTAGCACTTGCCTTGTATGCTGAGTGTGCTACAATAGGAACTGTGACAAATTCGTCACGCTCAAGCTAGGAAATAAATCATGAAGACTGAATTCAATTTCAAAGCCGCACTCCTCGCGGCACGTGCAACCGCCGCTGAAGCCGTCATGCAAGTCGCACTGGCGCTGGTCGCATACGCGCCCGCCGAAGCTGAAGCCTATGCTGCAAGCCAGAAGCGCGGCGACTGCCAGAAACTCCTCAAGGCGCTGAGCACACTCAAGGGGTTTGAAAAAACGTGGCGCGAAGTCGCAACACAACACGAGCGCGATGCAATGGCGGCCGCATGGCGTGGCATGACAGCGGCGCAATTCTTGGCAAAGAACAAGGCGCGTAAGCAGAAAAAACCAGCACCGCCGGTCACGCCCGATACACCACCAGCACCAGCGCTGCAAGCCGCGCCCGCAGCAACACTGGTGAAAGGCAAAGCGCAAAGCGCCGCCGATAGTCGCGCAATTGATGTCGCTCACAAAATCCTAGATACGGACTACAAACCCACAAGGGCGGAATTGGTGCTTCTTGCTGAGGCGCTGCTAGGCGATTCCGAATAGCAAACACTGCACCACTCAAGCCGGCCGCGCGCCGGCTTTTTTGCGCCCGCAGAATACCCGACTAAATCGCTCTACCTTCATCGTCAGAAACGCCTAGGAGCGCTCCGCGTCCGTTTCGGGTAGGGCATACGGTGCCGACGGCCAGCACGTCGCCAGCGCGCGAATAGACACCGCCACGTCGATTTTTTCGCGGTACCAACAACTACGCGGCCACAGCGACAGCAAGCCAGGTCAGTTACCAGTCGGACTGGTAACTCGCAGGACTACGGCGACAGCAAGACTCGTGCCACTAGGATTGTTGCACGGCAACACGCGAACCCTGCTTAGAAATTAAGCAGCATCGAGCTGGAAGCCGCATCCACACTCGTTCTCGCCGATTAGGACGACACCCCAAAAATTTGACGATTTTCTCGAAATCAAACCTAACCCCACAATCCAGCAAGACAAGCCATTCGAGCGTCTACTCTAGAGCCACATCCACCACACCACAGCGAAGCATCCACCAGGTCTAACCACCACATTCAAAAAATAAGCCGACCTACCAAAAAGATTATTCAAAATACCAACCAATTAACCTTATTAAAAAATCATATATACACTAGAGACTTTCAATTTTTGAAATTTTTTACGTGAAATTTGAAATGAAAAATTTGAATTTGTTGTGTACTTAGGGGGGTATATGTTTTCTGAGAACCCCCCGTAGGTTTGCCAACCCCACATATTCACGGGCGACATCTGCCGTTTCCAGGAAAACCAGCGCCGCCTATTCTGGATGTCTGCACTGCCTCTACCCGATTATGGGTATACTTCGACGTCGGAATTGCTTCTCTTCCCGGATTCCGCACCCTACCCTCGGGCCTTTTTTATCGTCAATTTTTGACCTCAAATTTTTGGTGAATTTCATGCGAATTTTCAGTGATTTCATTGCCTCCGATAGCCTCGCTCTCGTAAATTTCGATGAGTTGCCTGGTCTTTTTTTGCTCAAAAACCCTCCAATTTCGTGGCCGTACGGTACTGGTGTTGCTGAATTTTCGGCGCGATCCCGTCGCACCCCGCTCGGTGTACTGCTCGACTACACCCGCATCGCCAGTGTTTTTGGCCCGCTGTCGGTACAGCCGACACACCAGCACGTCCTGCGCCTGCTGGTTTTGGTGGAGTATCTGAAGCTCTGCGCCCTGCCGCGTTCGACCCTGACGCCCGACCGACTGGCACTGGTTCTGGTGGATGAGAAGGACGCCCTGACCACGGCGCTGCGGGCGTCGTCCCCCTCGGGCACGGTGGTGACCGAGCCAGACTATCTGGTGTTCACGCCGAAGGTCTACGACCTGGTGCTGGCACGCCACCACGCCCAGACCCTGACCGCACTCTTGCCTGCGATCATTGCCTCTCTCAACCTGGCCGCTGGGTACCGGGGCATCGGGCCACTGTACGAGATGCTGATGGACGCGCCGGCCGACGACCGGCAGGAAGCAATGCAACAGATGGTGCTCGGTGCGTGGAAACGCTCGGTGACCGCCACGCTCTACCGTCTGGCGGTGGTGAGCAACAAGCACGTCAAGACTACGAACAAATGGCGTAAGGCGTTCGATGCGATCCACAGGGACGTATCCATCGACGACACGGCGCTGACGGCAGCAGTACGGGCGCCGCGGCCGCGCGTTGACCTGCTTACTGGTGAGCTGAACCCCTGAGTCTGTGGCCGTGCCCGACTTGACAAGGGGTTGTATTACGGGTATAATACATACAATGCAGTTGGATTTCGTCTGCTGTTACCGCACTGACCAACAGGGACAACGACGAAACCGCTGCATCACTGGCCGAGTTACCAGTCTGACTGGTAAGTGAGGTCTCCGACACGAGCCGACTATCCCCCAACCTACGGCAACCGATCGGGCGCTCTTTAACACCAACACACA